GGGCTCTGACCTGCTGAGATACGTTGCGACGGATTGAGTTCGATGAAGACGAACTGAGATTACCGATCCTCCCCGACTGCTCCCCAGAGACAAGGCGCTCCCCAGATCCTCCCCAGGAATCCGTCCCCGCAGAGGCATGGAGCTGCGGTAATGCCCTACTCGTCACACTCGCCGACATGCCCCGGCTCGTACTCGCTCCCTGCCCGGGCAGCCGCCTCACGCCTTATGTCTTCCATGCCGATGACGCAGTCCGCGCAGGCGCGGACCTCGTGCTGGCCGGCGCCTCGAGGGCGCAGGATCTTGACCGGGGTGGTCGGCTTGGGCCCGGCGCCGGGGTGGCGGAAGCAGACGCCGTCGTCCCACTCGTACAGGTCGAGGATCTGCTGGCGCTCCATCGCGTCTCCTAGGTAGGGCTGGTGCGGGGTGCGTGGGGGGGCGCATAGCGCAGGTTCCCGCTGCGACCGGGCGAACACCCAGGTCACGCCCCGTTCACTCAATCAGGTGAACACATGTTCTATTGCCGCACACTACAGCGAGCCCCGTGGCATATGCCAGATCGCCGCAGGGCTGGCATGCGGGGTGCGACGTCCACCCCGCAGGTCCTTCACATCTGCTCTACGGGGCCGAGGCGCCCATCCGTCGGTGCGTTCAAGATCACAGAAAGCCTGCTGTCACCAGGCTGACTAATGATCACTACGGCCAGACCGTTTGTCGAGTGCCCCGCGACCTCCCCGACGACGATGACTGGCTGCTACATGAGCGACGCCGCATCGGCCGACACGTCCGGGACGCGCGCTTAGACCACAACCTGACGCAGGAGCAGGTGTTCCTGGCAGTCCCGCTGAACCGAAAGTTCTACCAGGAGATCGAGGCCGGTCAGGCTAACCCCTCGCTGGAGACGTTGCTGCGCATCGCGCGGGTGATCGGCGTGACCATCTCCGACCTCCTCGGGTGAGCGTTGGCTGGCGGAGCGTCATCAGTGAAACCCCGGAAGGCACCTGAACGGAAGCGCTCGCCGCGTATTTCTATGATCAGAATCTGCACGCAGGGTGCGACCCCCTAACCGCCCGCTGATGCTCTGGCCTGCCTTAGGACCGCCTCACCTGCCGCGCCACCCTGCGGCACCGGTGTCCGCACCTCGCGAGTGGCACGGCCGGCCCGGGCCCAGAGCGCAAGTCGATGTTGCCGTCGCAGTGGCCGCATTCGCCGATCTGGCAGGGCCCGCAGACGTCGCTCTCGTCGGCCTGCCGCCCCTTCACAGCACGCCTCGCAGCCCGACGGGGCTTTCGGCGGGGCACACGTAGACGGGGCCTATGGTGCTGCCGCTGGGTGAGAGCCGGGTGCCGATGCGCAGGGGCTCATGGTCGCGGCTGCCGCAGGGGCAGGGCTCGTCTGGGGGTGTGGTCTGGCGGTCGGGGCCAGTGTCCGTACCCTCGTCCATGTCGACGCTCCTTGCAGCTGTCGGCCATGCCCCCGGGCCGCGGGCCAGCGGTCGCGGGGGTCCTGCAATTGCAGGCTAGCCCGACTTGTATCGCCCTGTCTCGCGACGTCTCGATACGTAGCCGGAGATGCTGACATGTAGGGCCTTGCCTAGCTTCGGATCATGGCCACAGATCCGGACGCTGAGATCGACCACGAAGGCCCTGTCACGCCGTACCGGCAGCTCGCCGAGATCCTCAAGGCGCGCATCGCCCGCGGCGACTGGGCGGAGGGCAGGCCGATCGCGTCCGAGACGCGGCTGGTGCAGGAGTATGGAATCGCCCGGACGACAGTGCGGCGCGCGCTTGACGTCCTCGTCGAGGAGCGCGTCGTGTGGAAGGTGCAGGGGCGCGGCACCTACGTGGGGCAACCGCCCGCCGAGAACTCATAGCCGCTGCCAGACCCCGCGGCTACGCTTTGATCCATGCCCTCCTCTCCCCCGCCGTCGCGGTCTGCGGCCGAGCTGAACGCGGCTATCCGCGCGCTGTGGTCGCATCCTGCGGTGCCGTTGACGGCGGAGCAGCGGGAGGAGTACGGGCGGTTGTGTGCGGAGCTTCGGCGGGTGGAGCGCGGGGACGTCGTCGAGGCCGCGTGAAGGCGCTGTGACCGCCCGGCTTAGGATCCGCTCGTGAGCGACATAGAGTTCCCCGACGACCTGATAGCCCTGGAGCGCGCCGCCTGGGAGGAGCACCGGGCCGGGCGGCTCACCGTCGCCACCGCCAACGCCGTGCAGGACGCCATCACACAGCACGCCGAAGCGGCCGGGCTGGACCGGTACACGGTGGAGATGGCGCTCAAGAAGGCCGTGCGGCACGCGGAGGGCTAGGGCTACGGCGCCCAGCGGCAGAACCACACGTAGTCGACGCCGCTCCAGAAGCCGTCGACGATGTCACGGAACAGGCGACCAATCACGGCCCCTCCTTAGCAGCAAGCCCCGCCTCGGTGCATCACGCCGCGGCGGGGCCAGAGCAAACCCGACTTGCTCGTCGGGATGATGTGATCAGGCTACGCGCCGCCACTGACAACGCCGGGGCGACGAGTCGACAGCACGTAGGTGCCCGCACCGAAGTCCTGCCCCGCAGCCCGGCGGGCGCTCTCGCGGAGCCGAGTAAAGCTGTCCCCCACCGGGCGCAGGCACTCCAGCTGCACGACGGGCGCGGGCGGGTAGTGCCGGTCGAGCTGTTTCAGCGCACGCTCAGCGTTCGGGTACGGGCGGTACGACATGGCACTCACCAGCTCTCAGCGGCAGTGGCCTCGCGGCCGTCGGCAGTCACAGCCTGGACGATGACCCCGAGCTCCTCGTCCACCACTGCGTCGATCCGAATCGCATCCGGATCCGGCTCGGGAATCTCCTCGATCCATGACTGAGTCATGCCGCCAGCATGCCAGGAGATCACGCCTCGTCCGGCCAGGTCGTCAACATGGCGCCGCTCTCCTCGTCGACGAGGGTGATGCGTGCCCCGGGGCGGCCCCAGTGCCCGATCCAGGACGTCATCTTCCCGCGGGCCACGGTCTCGCTCCCCCACCAACCGTGCATGGCCGGGCGGCCATCGGAGGTGAGGGTGAGGTGGTAGCGGTCAGGGTTCATGCGAGCCGGATCCCTCTGTAACGGTGCGGTTCGCGGACGATCGCGCCTTTCGTCTCCAGCTCGACCAGCTGGTAGTGCACGGTGCTGGCGGCCAGACCGACGGCGTCGGCGAGCTCAGCAACGGTGGGTGCTTCGCCCTGGTCGGTGATGGCCATGCGGATGTGGCGGAGGATCTGCTCCTGCCTGTCGGTGAGGTACTCGACCCGGTGTCTGCCCATGACCACAGTAGAAACCTTGTTCGATTTTTGAGGCAAGCTGGAGACGTGACCGACCTGCCGCCTGACCTGCCCCGCCTCCGCACCCTGGAGACGTGGCTCCAGCTCACCCTCGACCAGGTGCAGCGAGCCATCAAGGCGGCCGAGACGCGGGAGCAGGAGCGGCAGCGCGGCATCGAAGCCCGGCCGCCCGCGCCCGACTGGCTCATCGAGCTCGGACTCAACCGGGACAGCCCGCCCGTACAGGTGCACGTCGGTGACTGCTGGAACGCGGGGAAGCGACACAAGGGCATCCGGCGGGACGAGGCGCTGCGGGCGCTCGCCGACGGGGTGAAGGCTTGCGGCGCGTGCCGCCCGGACAGCGAGCTTGGGTTCCTGGACTAGGCGCTGCGCGGCTTGCGGCCTGCTGTCTTCTTCGCCGTCTTCTTCGCGGCGGTCTTCTTGGCCGGCTGCTTCTTCGCGGTCTTCTTCGGCATCTCGTGCACGTCGGCGTCCTCACCGCGCGAGACCCGGGCCTTCTGCACGGACTCCTGGAGGGCGGCCATCAGGTCGACGATCTGGCCCGGCTTCTGCTCCGGCTCCGGCATGGAGGGAGGCTCCTGTCCCTCCCGCTTGGCCTCGATGATCTGCTCGATGGCCTCGGTGTAGGTGTCGCGGAACTCAGGGTCCTCGAGGTCCTCGCGTGTCATGGAGTCCATGAGGGCGAGCGCGCCGTCGATCTCGTCGTCGGACAGCTCCGCCGGCGGCGGGAGGAGCTCTGCGGGGTCGCGGATCTCGTCGGGCCAGCGCATGGCGTGCAGCACGATCACGTTGTCGCGGACCCGGAGCAGGCCCAGCCTTTCCCTGCCGCTCCAGGCGTATTTGGCGACGGCGACCTTCGCCGAGCGGGCGAGGGCCATCGCGAGGAGCTTGTACGGCTTGGCCGCGACCTGCCCGGACGGCTCGAGGTAGTAGCCCTCGCCGATCCGGATCGGGTCGACGGACTCCAACGGAACGAACGCGGCGATCTCGATGGCCTTCGCCGTCGGGAGGGGCAGGTCGCGCAGCTCCTCGTCGGTGATCGGGATGACCTGCTCCTTGGTGAGCTGGTAGCCCTTGCCGATCTCGTCGCTGGTGACCTCGCGGTCCTCGACCTCGCAGTACTTGCGCACCCGTACCCGGCCCATGTCCTCCAGGTGGTACTGGTGGAAGCGCACGGAGTGGTCTTCGGTGGCGGACTGGACGTTGATCGGCACGGTGACGAGGCCGAACGAGATGGCACCTGACCACACGGTTCGGGGCATGGGGTACCTCCGCAGCAGCCCCGAGCAGCACCAGCCTACGAGCGACCCTGCCGTCACGCACGACAGCGCCCGCCGAGAGGGGGGATGCTCGGCGGTCGCTGCGGCCGGTCTGGCATCCCGAGCGCAGGAAGTCCGGTATTCGGCTGCCAAGTTACCGCAGATAGCGGCACACTATCTGCGGTAGCAGTGGAAGCGACCTGGAGGAACAGGCCCGCCGAAGGCTGCCGACTCAGGAAACTATCTGCGATAGACGAGGAGTGTCCTTGGGAACCGTCCACGCCCTGCCCGCACGCAGCGCCACCCCGGCGCTGCGCGATGCCGCCGCCACCTACCTGGCGACCATCGCCGACGCCGGCACCGTCCGCACCTACCGCGTCGTCCTCGACCGGCTCGCCGCTCACTACGGCCCGGACGCCGGCCTCGACGCGCTCGCCGACCCCGACCGGCTCGCCGCCTGGTTCACCGAGCAGTGGGGTGACTCGGCGCCCCGTACCTGGAACACGCGGATGAACGCGCTGCACTCGGCGACCGGCTACTGGCGCGAGCAGGGCTGGCTCACCGGCGATCCGACCGTCCGCCTGCGGATGCGGCCCACGCCCGCCGACCGCGACCGCGCGCTCGGGCGCGACCAGGTGCAGGCCCTGCTCGGCGACAAGACCCCGGCGCTGCGCGACCGCGTGCTGTGGAGCCTGCTGTACGAGACCGCGGCCCGGGCCGAAGAAGCCCTCCGGCTCGACGTGCGCGACCTCGACATGCCGGCCCGGACCGCCCGGACCCGCCGCAAGGGCGGCGCCCGCGACGTCATCGCCTGGCAGACCGGAACGGCCCGCCTCCTCCCCCGGCTGCTGTCCGGCCGCCGCTCGGGCCCGGTTTTCCTCACCGACCGGCGGGCCCGACCGTCGGTGGCCGTCGCCGACGTCGATCCGACGACCGGCTGCGCGAGGCTCTCCTACCGGCGCGCGGCCGAGCTGTTCGAGGAGCACACGGTGCGGGTGCTCGGCGAGAAGGCGACCCTGCACCAGCTGCGCCACTCGGCTCTGACCCACGCCGCGGAAGACGGGGCGAGTACGCCGATGCTGATGGCGTTGTCCGGGCACACGTCGGTGCGCTCGCTGGCGAAGTACGCGCGGCCGTCCGCTGAGGCGCTCGCGCGCTGGCAGGCTGAGCGGGACCCAGCCCGGCGGTAGGGCATGTTATCGAGAGTCGTGCCGCCCAACCGGGCGCGCTTCAGAAGACGTTATGTGCTACCTCCGTCGGCGTCCGGCTTGGGCTGCGGCACCTGCCCGTCCGGCCTGGTGAAGATGCGGCGCAGGGTCTCGATGACCTCGGGCGGCGGCTCAGGGGCGGAGGCGACTCGTGCGTGGATGTGGGCGATGACGTCGTCACCGAGAATTCGGCGGCGCTCTTCTCTGTCCATGCTCTACAACCGAGCGGGCGGCGCCGGAGTCACACCCCTCCCGAGCCTCAGAAGAGCGGGCACAGCAGAACGCCCCCACCGCCGAAGCGGTGGGGGCGCTGTCACGCGGGTTCGTCGGGCGCGTACCCGTCGGGCAGGTCTGGATAGTCCGGCTCCTGAAACGGGTTGGTGGCCGGCGCGGGGATCGGCTGGGGTTCGGCCTCCCCCATCTGCACCAGCGACCGCATGTCGGCGGCGGTGTCGTCGCGGCGGGGCCGGAGCGGGATCGGATCAGGCATGGGTCACACTCCAGTTCGGTTGCGGCTTTCCCGCTGGGCTTGCAGCAGGATGCGGATGCGCTGCGCGATCAGCGCACTGATCGCCAGAGCGAGCACGGTCCGCACGCCCCGCATGACGACGGCGAAGCACCCGTCGGGCCACAGGGTGACCAGGACGGTGTACAGGAACAGCAGCCCGATCGCGGCCGGCAGGCCCATGAGGTTGCGGCCCGTGCCGGACCGCCACCACGTCGTCTTCACGTGGTAGATGACGACGAATGCGGCGCAGACCAGCGTGGCCAGCGCCGACGCGATCAAGTTGACCCACATGTCGACGCCCATCTCTCTCACTACGGTGCTCCTCTGAACGCGGCCTCGATCCGCTCCCTGAAATGGTTCTCCTCGCGGGCACGGCGGATGGGGGCGACGACCGCTTTGACTACTGACTGCCGGGCCTCGGATTCCCGGCGGGCCTCGCGCGTGCGCTCCAGCGCGGCCTCGGAGTCGGTGGGCTCGCTGGGTTCATCGCCGAGTACGAGGCGCCGGATCCATCCGAGCATCGGCCGTCACCTCCTCCTCCGCCGCCTGCCCCGGGCGGGGCAGCGCGGTGAGGATGTGCCCGCCGAGTTTCGCCAGTTCGAGAAGCTCTTCGACCTGCTCGTGCTCCACTTTGCGGGCCGCCTCCGACTCGAGGAACGCGCTGCGCCAGTTGTCTCTGTCGGCGATGGCGTCTTCGTGGGTGCGTCTGGGGATGAGGCGGCCCGTGAGAACCAGCAGGACGACGACGACGAGGAGCGTGACTGCTCCAGCGTCGCCCGGGTTGACGCCGAAGACCTCGCTCACTGCGCCCTCCCCTGTAGTGGTAACGGTCTTACCTGGTCAGACGCGCGGCGGCTCGGCGGTGGCGGGCGCTGAGGGATTCGCCGGGGCGACCTGGCCGCGGGTGAGCAGGCCGAGCCCGGCGAGCACGACCGCGTTGAGGGCGCCGATCTTCTCCGGGCCGAGCTCGAGTCCGTAGGCGGCGAGCAGCGCAGCGACCGCGGCGACGAGACCGGTGAACGCCGACGGTGCGATGGGCCGCGTGACAGCCGCGGTGGCTGCGGCGAACACCGCGCTGATGACGGCGACGATCGCGCCGGCCTGCTCGGCGGACAGGCCGAACTGGAAGGTGACGAGCAGGCTGAGGCCGGCCGAGACGGCGGCGATGATGAGAGCGGGCTCTCTACCGAACAGCTTCATGGGTCAGGCTCCCTTCGTGACGGCCGCGCGGAGCTGCGCGACCTCGGTGCGCAGCGCTTCGAGCTGCCGCAGGATTTCGTCGGTGTTCTCCGCGGCGCGGCGCGAGTGCGCGTAGCCGGAGCCGAGTGCCGTGTTCACGGCGATCTGCCCGTCGGCGAGGCCCTTGTCGTTGGGCCACTGCGTCTTCACCCAGTCGCCGAGGGGGATCTGGTCGCTGAGCTTCATGCTGGTCTCCGTGCTCGGGGCGGGCGCCGGCTTCGACGGGGCCGGGGTGGTGGCGCCCTTAGCGCGGGCGAGGATCGCCGGGAAGACGACCTCCTTGAACTGCTTGATGCGCGCGGCGCCCGGGCAGGCGGTGCCCGACGTCGACCACTGCGGGAACAGCGAGTGGTAGCCGAAGCCGGGGTCGTCGTGACTGCGGCAGATGCGGAGCGGGATCCCGTGACGCTGATGGAGCCACACGCCGAGCCGGACGAGCTGCTCGATCTGTTCGGGCGTCCACGGGTCGGAGCCCTTCGTGTTGGACGCCGTCTCGATCGACACGGCGCCGGTGCCGTCGGCCCTGCGGTTCGCGCCCGCGTTCGCGTCAGCGCGGGTCTCCGTGCCGATGAACTGGCCGAGGTCCCCCGCGTAGCCCAGCCCGAAGTGGCTTTCGAGGTTGGTGGAGTCGCGCCAGTACTCGTAGGTCCGCTTCGCGGTCCACGGGGCGATGATGCTGTGCACGATGAGCTGCGTCGGCCGGATGGCGGGCTGCGCGTCACTCTCGGGCTGCAGCTCCATCCGCGTGGCGCCGGGATACCAGGCCATGGGGCCTCCGGTCTTGAAGGGCCCCGTCCGGGGCGCGGGTTGGCGAGACGGTCAGCTGGTGTAGGCGTAGGCGAGGATCCCGGCCCCGGAGAAGCTGGCCGCCGTGAAGACCCCGCCGGTGACCGTGGGCGGTGTGGTCTGTGAGCTGTTCGTGGGCCCGAAGCCGGGGGCGGCATTGGCGACGGCTGCCGGCATGGAGCCCTCGCCGACCAGGTTGGGCGGGGTGGTGGCCGCGACCATGACGCCCAGGTAGTGCAGGCCGTTGTAGGTGGTGGTGTACGACGACGCGGCGCCGGCCGTGGCCTGGGCGATGTTCAGGGTCTTGGCGGTGTTCGCCGCCCAGGCCGTCGTCGTGTTGTCCGCAGTTCGGGCCAGGGCCACCCTGCTGCTGTTGTGGAGGGTGAACCACTGGTTCGTCGGTGTGCCTGCGGCTGTGCCGCCGGTGACGAAGGTGATGCTGGAGACGACCAGGCCCTTGGGTAGCCAGATCGGTACCAGGTAGAGGGCTCCGCTGACCAGGGTGGAGGCCGTTCCGCAGCGCAGGCGTGAGGTGGTCTCGTACCGGCCGACCGGGGAAATGGCGGCTTCAAGGGCGGGGACTGGGGTCAGGTCGGAGTCGACCACGTTGGAGCCGGGCAGGGCGGTCATGCCGCCCTGCCCGGTCACGGGCGCGGCGGTGGACACCGGGAGGGCTGTGGCCGCGGACCAGGAGTTGCCGGACAGGTCGTTGTTGAGGACGGCGGCGCCGGTGGCGGAGGCGTCCAGGGAGACGCCGCTGGTGGTGGTGCCGCTGCCCTTGCGGACCTGGTTGCCGACGACGAGACAGCCGGTGGCGCTGGTGGACAGCCGGATGCCGGCGGACGCTGCGGCGTTGATCCGGTTGGACTGCACCGCCACGGCACTGGAGGTGGTGACGAAGATGCCGTGGTTGGTGCTGGTGGCGTCGATGGTGTTGCCGACGACCTGGGCCCCACTGCAGCCGGTGACGTTGACGCCGTTGGAGCCGACGTCGCGGATGGTGTTGGAGGCGATGTTGGCGCCGTCGGAGTTGAAGCACACGACGCCGGTGGACTGGACGCCGGCGACGGTGTTACCGGTGACGTTCGGCCGCGAGCAGTACTCGACGTGGATTCCGTTGGAGGCGTCCGCCGCGAACCCGAGCACGCTGTTGCCGGAGATGACGACCTGGTCGTAGGTGCCGCCCGACGCCCCGAACACGCGGATGCCGGAGGCGTCCTTGGCGCCCTCGATCGTGTTGCCGGTGATCGAGATGTTCCGGCCGTTGATGGTGTAGCCCTCCGACGGGCCCGCGCCGGCGGGGTCGGGGCGGGAGAGCTGGATGCCGGACAGGCCGGAGCCGTTCACGACGTTGCCCGAGATGACGGCGCGGCGCCAGCCGAAGCCGTAGACGCCCTGCTGGCGGGGGCTGTCGATGCGGTTCCCGATGATGCGGATGCCGTAGTAGTAGACGCCGGAGCGCAGCATGTGCGAGCCGAAGCCGCGGCCGAAGGACCCCAGTCGGCTGGATGGGCCGACGTAGCAGCCCTCGATGAGGATGTCCTTGGACGGGGTCGCGTCGAAGTCGCCGATGCCGACCGACCCGGAGACGGCCATGTCGATCTGGACGGCCTCGGAGAAGTCCCGGCTACCGTCGCCAGAGTTGTCCTTGTAGCCGAGGAACTGGCAGTTGATGGCACGGCCGCGGGCGGTGGAGTTGAACTCCAAGCCGTGCGCGGACGACACGTTGGTGATCGTGATGTCCCGGACGGTGATGTCCTCGCAGTGAGCGAAGGACATCACGTTCGTCGTGGCCGTCACCGTGCCGACACCGGCATCGGCGGCGTTGCCGTCCCAGGTGCCGCCCAGGATGCGGATGTGGGAGCGGCCGGTGTACCCGGCGAACAGATCCGTGGGCTCAAAGTTGCGCAAGAGACCCGTGTTGCCGATGGCCTTCAGGGTCGCCCCGTGGGCCCAGATCGTGGTGTCGGCGTAGACGACGAGGAAGGTGCTGATGCCGTAGGTGCGGCCGGGCGGGATGAAAACGATGCCGCCGTCGGCAGCGTGCGCGGCGTCCAGCTGTGCCTGGATCGCGGCTCGGTCGTCGGCGACGCCGTCACCGGTGGCGCCGGAGACGACGAACCAGCGTGCCGCGGACTGGTCGCCGAGGTTGGGGGCGCTGATCGGGGAGTTGAAGGTGACGGGGCCGTCGACGGTCTGAGGGTCCTCGGTCTCCATGTCCAGCTTGATGGACGCCGCTTCCTGCGCCGCCTGCGCGGCGTCCAGGGCCCCGGCCGCAACCTCTCGCGCTGCCTGGTACCAGCGGATGGGCTGGCCGCCGCCGTCGAGGTACTCATACTCGATCTCGCTGACGTCTTGGGCCTTGAAGGTGCGGATCGCTCCCGGCTGGGATGACGAAGGGCCGTTGCTGCGGAGCTCGCTGATCGGAGTGGTGCCGTCGGCTTCGAACAGGGCGGTCACTACGGCGCCGGTGCCGGCGACCTTGACCTGCAGGGGGTAGTTGGTGACGACGTTGCCGGCCGTGTCGGTGAGGACGTCTGCGGGGGTGCCGCCGAAGGTGTAGAGGGGCATGCCGTCCTCTCAGTCGAGCCAGTAGTTGCCGGATATGTCGACCCACGCCAGACCGGCGGTGCCTGCGTCCTGCTCCCCGTCCTGGGACCAGACGACGACGGAGCCGCGGCTACCGATGGCGTTGCCGTCCTGGTCGGGGCTGTAGACCTCCATGCGGCAGGCGCCGACCATCGCGTCGCCGGTCATCGAGGACGGGGCGGCGTAGCGGGCGATCTGGTCAGGGATCATCGCGGTGGGAACGGTCGCCAGCTTGGTGCCGTTGGCGGAGATGAGCTGGCCGTCGATGCGCTGGATAGTGCCGCGCAAGTGGACCTGGCCGTTGTGGATGCGGCCTTCAGGCAGGGTCTGTCCGGCCTCGTAGCCGGTGGCGAGGGTGAGTGACTGCCAGTCCTGCAGCGGCTCCCAGAGTGTCGCCCATACGTTGTCCGTGGACGTCTTCACCCAGGTTGTTCCGTTGGCGGCGACGGCGACGGTCCACACGGGTGCGACGGAGAGCCGAGTGTTTCGGTCGGCGAGGTCGGTGACGTGCTGCCACAGGTGCGGGTCGATGGCCTCGGCGAGTTCGGCGAGATGGCCGGGGACGGTGGGGCCGTCGCCTCCGCCGGGGATGGGGAGTTCGGCGTAGCCGATGGTCGCCACGGGGCCTCCTAAGAGAAGACGATGGTGATCTTGCCGCCGGTGACGGCCATGTAGTCGCTGCTGCCAGTGGCGTAGATAGCCAGGCCCTTGGCGGAGCCGGACGCCAGAGCGGTGGCCCAGCTCTTGGGGAGCGTGGCCGTGCCCTTCGCTCCGGCCGAGAGGCGCAGCAGGTCCTCCGGGCCGTCGCCCAGGTTCAGCTGACCGGAGGGCGGCGCGGAGTGGTTGTGCAGGTACAGGTGCAGCGGGCGCTTGGCGTTGACGCCGGCGCCGGACTTGCGGGCGAACGCGACGGTCATCTTCGCCACGGTCTTGCCCGCGCACGCGTTCTGGATGGCGGAGCCGTAGAACCAGGCGCCGCGCCGGTTGCCGCGGCCGGTCCAGTCGCCCTGCGTCGGCGCTGAGGCGTACTCGTCGGGCCGTCCGCTCCGCCAGGTGCCGGAGTCGCTGGGGCTGACCGTGGCGGGCTTCGGCGACGGGACCGCCGGAGTGTCCGGTGACGGGTCGGAGGCGTCAGCGACCTGGAAGTAGACCTCCAGGCGGCCGTCCACCTTGCGGACGTAGACCGCGGAGGCGGCCTGCCAGCCGCTGCCCGCCGGGGCTCCGGTGCCGTAGGTGGCGGCGCGGACCACCTGTACGTCGCGGGCCGCCTCCTCGGCGATCTCCTCGATGCGGTCCTGCTCGGTGTCGGCCGGGTCCGCGCCCAGCCGCCACAGCACGACAGGAACCGACGACATGCGTACCGCGACCCAGTCGCCCGCGGCCCGGTCCCGGTAGGAGGTCGGGCAGGCGACCTCCAGCAGCAGAGATCCGTCGCCGAGTTGCAGGTTGACGCGGCCGGACTCGGTGACGTCAGCAACTTGCGCGGAGACGACGTCGCCGGTGCTCTTGCCGCCTTGGGTGAGGAGGCCTGCCAGCAGGTCGACGGATGCGGTCACGTCACCCTCCTCGTGCTGGTGCGGGTCTTACACGACATGGAGGCGGCGCCGAGCGTGTACGACAAAGAGTCGATGATGTGCCGCTCCCATACGCCCGGTGCGGTCTCGACCTCGACGAGGTCGCCCGCCTCCAGGGCGGGGTTGCACACCGAGGTGAAGCTGAGCGAGGCCTGGACGCCGAGAGAGTCGGCGAGTTTCGCCTGGGCGACCTCGAGGGCCTGGCCGTAAGACGTGAGCAGCGGTGAGGCGTACTTCTGCACGCGCAGCCGCACTCCGTTCAGCCCCAGGCGCTGCGGCGCGAGCGGATCACCCACGGGGTCGGGGCCGGCGTAGGTGATGCTGTTCGGGTCGTCGTCCCAGGCGAAGGCGGGGCCGACGGCCGGAGAGCCGTCACCGCCGTCACCGGAGACCACCCACAGGTTCGCGAGCCCTTCACGGGCCTGCTCAGGCTGCGGCTCCACCAGCGCGCCGCCGAGACCGCGGCCGATGCGCCAGACCACCGGGTCGTCCAAGGTGGGCACGGGGCCGACAGTGACGACGCCGCGGGCGTCCACCCACAGTTCCCCTGCCAGCGCGGCTGCGATGCCCGTGTTTGTGCCGGTCGAGTCGGTGCCGGAGGACAGGATGGCCCACCGGTCGTCGGTGGCGACGATCTGCGGCACCTGGGTGCTGGCGTCGACCCCGGACCGCCACGCCACAGGCACGCCCGGCAGCGCCTCGGCCACCAGATCCTCGACGAGGTCCTTCGCCTGCCCGGGCCCGACGGTGCGGGCGACCGGAAGGGACGCGGAACGCAGGTCGTCCTCGAGGCCGTCGAGCTCCAAGGTGATGGAGCCGGATCGGTTCCTGCGGGTGCGAGTGACCGTGTACCGGCCGGCCGGGAACCAGATCGGGTCCTGGCGCGGCAGCTGTACGCCTTGCCGCAGCCTCACGTTGGTCGCGATCGAGTTGACGCCGTCCCGGCCTTCACTCACCCCCACCACGTCGGCGGACGCCGTGTAGCGGGTCTCCGCGGTGCGGTCCGCAGTGATGGACGCCGATCCTGCGACGAGACCGCAACGCTGCCAGGTGGTGCCGCCATCGTTGGACCACTCGGCGTAGTAGGGCCGGCCGATCGCCTGCGGCAGCGCGGCGAGCGTCGCGGCACTGATCGTCATCACGTGAAGACGCCGTTCGTGGCCAGGGCCAAGTAGCTCCCGAAGGTGGACTCCACGGCGCTGTAGCTGGCGTACTGGGCGGCCAGGTGGTCGTAGGACCAGCCGGGGATCCGCAGTGGCTGATTGGCGGTTCCGGGGCGTTCCACCTCGCGCACGGCGGCCGTGAACGTGCGGGTGGCGTCCGGGGTGGTGTCCACGCTCTCTGCGGGGGTGGCGAACAGTACGAACTGGTCGGGCCGGCGGTTCGCGGACCGGGTCTGGATGAGCCGCACGCCCGGCGTGGTCAGCAGTGTCCTGAGCGCTTCGATCTGGTCGCCCTGCGCGTCGATGGTGATGTCGGAGCTGGCCGAGGCGTACACGTCCTGCGCGGTGGCCGCGTAGCGCGAGCCGGCCACGTCGGCAGTGTCGATACGGGACTCCCACTGCAGCTGCGGCCAGGCCGTAACGGTGACCCTTGCGGATAGGCCCGGCTCGTCGACGGACTTGATCCACACGTCGGCGGGCACCGCAGGCTCGGGAACCATCACGGCGAGCGCCGAGGTAGGGCCGTCGCTGCCATCTGCCCGAACGGCGGTGGCGGTGTATACGACGGCTACACCGAGGGGCGCCTCATGGTCGTAAGCGGCGCCGACTCCCCCGATGGCCCAGGCGAGGTCGGCGGAGCGAACCGGCACCGGGTCCCGGCCCGGGTCGGTACGGGCGATGCGAACCTTGCGGATCGTCTCGGGGGTCACGACGGATGTGACTCGCTGCGAGGTGCTGGCGTGAGCCGTGCCCTCCCAGACGCAGCCGGGCTGATCCCCGTCGACATAGTCGTGCAAGTCCAAGCCGGGCTCGCACATGGCCCCATCGGCACGCCACACGGTGCCCGAAGAGCCGTTCAGCGCGATTCCAAACCGGTCCGCGGACTCTCCCGGGCCGAGGGTGTAAGTGGCGTCCAGGCGCGTCCACGCACCCGCTGCCGGAATGGAGACCAGCGGGATCTGGATGGGGGTGTTCGTGCCCAGCCTCAACGCGATGTATCCAGTGGCCGGAGCCCCGGAGACGACCTTGACCCAGAAGCTGATCCGCAGCTCGGTGCCCGGGCCCTGCTCCGGCATCAGCCACAGCGAGCCGGCCTGGGAGGCCGCCCCGGTGTGAGTGTGCTCGGCACAGGCGCTGCCGTACTTGGCGTCGGAGGTGATGCGGGCACGGGAGACGTTCGCGCCGAGCGTGACGGTGTTGGCGAGGTCGTTCTCCAGGGACGGGTTGAGGGCGAGGTTTTGCGCCGTGTCCGTCGGCACCGTGTAGTCCACGGCCAGCACCACCCCGGCGTACAGGGTGTCGACGGACGCCTTGAACCAGCCGTCCGGGGAGACGACGGGGCTGGGTGGGGTGATGTGAGGCGCCGACGGGTCCACGATCATGGGCATGCAGCGCCTCCTATCCTCGGGCCTTAACGGTGCGGCGCAGGGCGGTCATCGCCACATCGACGCGATCGTCTGCGACGTCCTCCAGGTAGGCGTCGAACTCGCGGTCGCGGACGACGAGCCGGATCTTGCGGGGCAGTGCGCCACCGGAAGTGGCCAGCCCCTGCCCGGCTGATGCGGCCGGCTCCACCGCGGGCACCGCTGCGTTCGCCACGCGGGCGGCTGCCGCAGCAACCGTGCTGGCCGTGTTGTCCAGGCCCACCCCGACGCCCGCACCGGTCATCTCGCCGAGCCACTGAGTGACCCGCGACGGCGACTTGATCTTCAGCTTCTTCTTGATGCTGGAGACCAGGCCCGCGGCGAGCTTGTTCATCGCCGCCTGGAGTTCTTTCTCCTGCGACACCAGGCCGGTCAGGAATCCCTTCGAAGCGTTCTTTCCCGCGTCGAACATGGCGTCGGCCATGGTGCGGCCGTAGCTGGTGGACAGTGCGGCGCCCGACTTGGCGAGCTTGTTGAGCTGCGCCAGTTGGTCCTTGTTCGCGCCGGCTACGAGGGTGGCCAGCGTGCTGTCCGGGCCCATCGCCACCAGCTGGCTGATCAGATCCTGATTGAGGCCCCGCTTGGACAGGCCGGCGATCGTGCCCTGGAAGGCCTTGACCGTGGACTGCCGCTGTTGCATGCCCATGATGAGGTCGGCGACGGACGCCGCACCCGACACGTTGGACAGGCCGATGAAGTCCGCCGCGGTCTTCGCCTGGTCGGTCGCCGCGCTTCTGGCGGCCTCCAGCCGTGCGTCGACCGCGTCTCGCTGCTTGGCCAGGCTCTGTAGCTTCGCGGAGGCCTTGCTGCTGGATGCCGCCAGGGTCTTGCCCGCGCCACCGGCGGCCTTCAGGTCCTTCACGAGTTCATCGAAGGCCTTCTTGATGTCCGCCGCCGAGCCGGTGAGCGCCTTCGTCGCCGCGGTCAGATCGCCGGGGACCTGCTTGCGGGCCGCGGCCCGCACCTTGGTGCTGCTGGTGCCCTTGGCGTAGCCAGGCAGGGAGCCCATGGTGGAGGCGAACTTCAGCGAGTCACGGTGGTTGAGAACCTCTTCACCGCCGCCGAAACGGACCAGTTCGGGGCCGAGTTCGCCGACCCAGGCCCAGCCAGAGGTGGCTCCGCGGGTGCCCTTGGAGTAGCCCTTGAGGCCGTACCAGTCGGTGAAGAGGCCGTCGCGGTAGCCGCGGGCGCGGGATCCGACGACCACGCCGTCGCCGCCGCGGCTCTCCACGTTGGTCCCATTCAAAGTGCCCGCGGTGTGGCCGACGCCGGAGTTGGTGATGCCGACCATGAACGGGGAGCGTGCGCCGCGCACCCAGCCGGAGGGGGCGGTGGCGCCGGAGAAGGCTCCGGTGGCCCACCGGCGGGAGTAGGGCTTGAGGCCGCGGATGATGTTCTCGATGGCGCTCATGAAGCCGGAGCAGTCGTAGCCCTTGGGGCCGACGCCGCCCCAGATGTAGGGCTTGCCCGCCTGCGAGCGAGCGAAGTTGAGCGCGGACTTGAAGCCCTTGCCCCCGATACCGAGGGCCTCCATCTTCTTGTCCGCGGTGCCGGAGAAGTCGAGGATCGTGCTGATCATCTTCTTCGGGACCCGGGTGATCATGTCCCGGTACAGCGACGCCGACCCGGCGATCTTGTTGATGAGCGGCTTGACGATGCCGTTCATCCCGGCGAGCGCCGAGGACTTGATGCCGTCCTTCAGCCAGTCCACGCCCGACTTCGCCAGGTCGACGCCCTTGGACGCTGCGGACTTCACCCAGCCGAAGATGCCTCCGTCCGCGAATGCGGGCAGGCCAAGGGCACGCTGCACGCCGGCGACACCGCCGGATCGTGCAGCCGAGTTCATGTAGTTGACGTAGCCGGGGCCGACCGCGCGGGTCCACTCCGGGCGCATGACGGCCTCGCCGCCGGACAGGGCCGCCAAGTGCACGTCGCGGCCCGGCGTATAACCGGGCAGCACACCGCCCGTGGCGAAGGTGAAGGCGGGCAGCTTCGGCGCCCCGAAGGCTCCAGCCACGGTGTTCCAGACGCCCCGCAGCTTGCCGTACACCGTGTTCACGACGAAAACGATCGGCTTGCGGGCGATCCCGGATACCTTGTCCCAAGCCAACTTGATGCCCTGGCGGGCCGTCTCGAAGGCGGCGGCGACCCGGCCGGTCGCTGACTTGATCCGCTCGAAGACGGGCTTAATGCCGGATTCCCAGACGGTGGAGATCACTGCGCGGATGCCGGCGAACGCGGGCTTCACGCCGTTGTTCCACAGCCACTTGAAGACGCCGCCCACAGTTCGCAGGCCGGCCATGAGCCAACCGAAGACGACCTTTGCTCCGGTCCAGACGAGTTGCAGGCCCGCCTTGATCCAGCCGATGACCGGCTTCACCGCATTGGTGTAGAGCCACTTGAACCACCCGCCGACGGTCTTCAACCCCGCCATGAAGTACCCGAAGACGACCTTCACGCCCGCCCAGAGGAGTAGCAGGCCGGCCTTGATCCACCCGATGACGGGGCTGATCGCGTTCTTCCACAGCCAGGAGAAGACCGCCCCCAGCAGTTTCACCGCCAGGTAGATCGGCCCGAACACCACGATCGTGAGAATCGTGAGCAGGATCCGGGCCGCAGTGCTGATGAAGCCGAACACGGGCTTGATGACCGTGTTCCACAACCACGTGAACGCGGCACCCACCGCCGAGAGGGCGGTCTTGATGCCTTCGAAGGCGGGCTTGAGGACGTTGTTCCAGACGTAGAGGGCCGCAGCCTTGATGCCCTCCCAGGCGGCCATCACGACCGCCCGGAACGTCTCGCTCTTCTTCCACGCCACGAACAGGGCCGCACCCAGCGCCACCAGGGCAATCACGATCAGGGTGATGGGGTTCAGCGCCATGATGGAGTTCAGCAGTGCCTGCGCGGCGGCGAACCCCTGCGTCACGGCAGTGCCTGCCAGGATGGCGCCACGGTAGACCGCGAACACGGCCGTGACGAGCCCGGTGGCGATGGCCTGCGCGTTCAGTGCGAGGGTCAGTCCGCCGACGAGCAGGGCAGCCGGGACCAGCCAGGCGCCCCACTCCTGGAACCAGCGGCCCACCGCACCGGCGGCTTCGCCCACCCACGTCAGGGCGTCGTCCAGCTTGCGCAGAGCCGGAAGCACCACCGCGCTGACGACGTCGCCCACCGCGCCCATCAGTTGCCGCTGCAATACCTTCAGCTCGGTGGCGGTGTTGCCGCGAATAGTGTCGCCGACCTTCTTCGCGGCTCCGCCGACCTTGCCCAGGTCGTTCGCGGCCTTCGACGGATCCATGGCGAGCAACGCCGCGCCGAGATCCTCAGCCTGGGTGCCGAACAGTTGGACGGCGATCTGGCTCTGCTTGACCGGGTCCTTGACGTTGCGCAGTTTGTCCAGGGTCAGGTCGAGGACGCCATTAGCCGCCTTGCCGCCCTTGGCGAACTTGGCAGCCATGCTGTCGGCGTTCAGGCCGAGGGCCTTGAACCCATCGACGGTGGACTCCGAGCCGTCAATGGCCCTGATGCTGAACTCCTTGATGGCGTCCGCGGCCACGTCCGAGTCGCGGGCGCCCGCGCGAATCGCCTGGTTGAGCAGGCCGACTGCGGTCGCGCCGTCCAGTCCGGCCTTCTTGAACTGGACGCCGTACTCGTTGACCGTGTCCATGAAGTCGCCCGCTTTGTCGGCGGACGACTGCAGGCCCTTGGTCAGCAGGTCCAGGGCGGCCGGGGCGTCTTTGGCCAGGCCGGTGCGGATCAGCTGCGTGGCCGCGTTGGTGGTGCCCACCAGGTCCTGGTCGAAAGTAGAAGCGAGGTCGGCGACCTTGGTGGTGATGGACTCGATGGACTTGGTGGTGGCCTTCTCGTCGATCAGGCCCGAGCCCATGACGGCGCGCACCGCGGCAGCACCGTCCTCGAAGGAGTCGACGACCGCCTTCGAGTAGAGGTCGCCAGCTACCTTCCCGGCCTGCTTCGCGCCCTTCCCTGACAGGCCGAGTTGGGCGGACAGGCGGTCGCCCATCCGCTCCTTCTCCACCGCGGAGACCGTGGACGCAACGAGGATCGCGCCCGCGGCTGCGCCGGCTGCCGCGAGCCCGACCTTCCATGCGTCCGAGAAGCGGCGGCCCGTCTGCTGGCCCGCCTGTTCCCCCGCATCCCCGGCCGGACCGGTCAGCTGGCGGCGGATCTCGTCCGAGATGCCGCGGACACTAGGAATGACTTGCAGCGTGGCATAACCGACGGAAGGCATGTGCACCTCCCGTCAGGTGATCTCTCCAGATGCCAGGGCCCGCTTGCGTTCCGCCGCCCGGCGCAGCGCCCGCTGTCGGGCCTCCTGCCGCTCCGGGCTGGACTTGTCCGCCCGCTTCGCTTTGCCGCCCACGCCAGGGCGGGGAAAGGGCTTCGGGGCAGGCTTCTGCTTCCCCTTCGGGACGCCTTCCTGCGACCGCTGCCAGTTCGCCGCGCGCAGTTCGTCGATGACGACGGCGGTGAGGTGCTCCTGTAGGCCCCAGATGCTCTCGTCGTCGCCCAGGGCGAGCCGGGTGCGGGCGTCCGAGGGGAGCTGGCGTATGTAGCCGCCGAGCTCCCGCCAGGTCAGCAGCCTGCGCCCCTGGGCGTCTCGCGCGAACAGGTCGCTGAGCCTGATGCCGTAGTGGTGGCGCAGGTCTGCTTGGACTGCCTCGCCGTGCTCCCTCAGGAGTCGGACGAGGCCGAGGATTCCCCCTCGCCCACACCGCAGTGCTGCTTGTAGGCGTCGAAGAGAGCCTTGAGCTTGTACTGCGGGAGGCGGATCTTGCGGAACTCGACCCAATCCTTCTCGCCGAGCGCAGCCTTCATCACGCCGACCGTGGCGGCGATGTCGCCACCCTCGGCGGCTTCGATCAGGCCCCACACGTCGAGGTCTTCCATGTGGGCGAACTCCCACCGGCGGCCCTTCCAGTTCACCCGCCACGGGATGAGGTCCACCTCGGCCTGAACAGCGTCGAGGTTGAAGTCGAACGGCTGGCCGTCCGATGCGGTGCGCTTGGTCGCGGTTCGGGTAGTCATCGCGGTTCCTCTCGCGGTTCGGGCTTGATGATCTGGACGGCTTCGGCGATCAGCGTCAGGCGGACGGTGCTCAGCCCGTCAGGATTGAGAGCGATTTCCATGGGCTGCTTGGCGACCAGCCACGGAAACGGCTCACCGTCCACGAGGATGGCGCCGCCCGGCTGGACGACGATCTCCTTGGCCACCTGCGGCTCCGGCTGATTGCCCGGGTCTGATGCCACCTGCTCCTGC